CGAGGCCCCATGTTCACCATCGCCATCGACGCCGAAGAGCTCGTGCAGGCATGGGTTGGCGTGCGCGCCGCCGTGCGTGCAGGGGTTCGCCGCGGTGTCTCGGACGGGGTGAAAGAAGGGGCTCAGGAGGCGCGCGAGAAGCACGTCTTCAGGAACCGCACGGGTGACCTCGAGCGGTCCATCACGGGCCGACTGACGGCTACGCGTACGAGCGTCGGTGCGGCCTCTGGCTCGAATCAGCGCATCGGAGCCTACAAGGTCGACAACCTCGACGGTGAGATCGACGGCGCCCAGTTCGGCGTCATCCAGGCGACGATGCCCTACGCGTCATTCGTCGAGAACGGCACGCGACCGCACATGATCTTCCCGAAGCGGGCGACGGTGCTCTCGTGGATTGGCTACGACGGAGGCCGCGTGTTCGCGCGCTTCGTCCGGCATCCCGGGACGCGCCCCTTCCCGTTCATGTCCTTCGCCTACCTGAAGGCCGAGCGCGCGATGGTCCGCGAGATCTATCGCGGCGTCGCGAACGCTCAACAGATCCTGGACCGCTGAGGAGCTCGCATGTCGGACCGACAAGGACTCCTCCGGCTCCCGATGACGGAGGCGGGCGACCCCGTCACGACGTCGATCGGAGACCCGCTACTCGACGTGCTCGGGGACTACCTCCGCGCCGCGGTGAACTACGACACGAAGGTCGGATGGGCGGCGCTGCACCCGCGATCGAAGGGCGCCAACGTCGAGCCGGTGCCCGTCACCACGGTGTTCACGCACGACCCGAAGGACTCGTCGTTCGACTCCAAGGCACTCCCAGCGCTCTTCGTGTGGCGCATGGGCTGGCCGCGCCTGATGCCGCTCACCCAAGAGTGGAAAGCTCAAGTGTCCCAAGTTGGGGTGTTGTGGGTCCCGCCGCCCGATAGGGCGAGTGAGGACGCACGCCGCGACCCTTTCAAGAACGCCGTGGCCAAAGCCATCCACCGAGCGGTGGAGCGGTGTCGCAGTCCCGGGTGGGTCGTCGAAGGTGACACCGACCCGAAGGCCGAGGTCTACGGCTCGTTCCTCGTCGAGCACGCGAACATCGCCAAGGTGCTGCCGCTCGACGTGAAGCACTTCCCGATCATCATCGAGAAGCAGCAGACGGGGCAGCCGTACGACGGGCTCCTGGCCACTCTCGAGATCACCGAGATCCTCACGCCGCTACTCGATGACGCCTACCCCGATTGGTACGTCGACGGCAGCTACGGCCTCACGGACGACACGCTGACCACGGTGAGCTTCGAGCTCCGGCCGACGGTCGCGAGCGTGACTCCGTCGACGGGCCCAACGGCGGGCGGCACGGCCATCACGGTCTCGGGCTTCCAGTTCTTCGAGGATGAGTTCCTCGGCTCGCCCACGGTGAGCATCGACGGAGTGGCGTGCACGAGCGTCGCGTACGTCGACGAGCGCACCATCACCGCGGTCACGCCGGCCGGCACTGCCGGGGCCAAGACGCTCACGGTGACGCTGCCCAACGAGGTCACCGCGTCACTCGCTTCCGCGTTCACGTTCGCGTGACGCGCCCACAACCAAACTCAAGAGGCCCCAACATGAAGATTGCGAAGGTCGTCGCGAACCCGTACGCGGTGCTCGCCATCGACGCGTCGGACGAAGATGCCATCGTCGGCATTCCGCAGGGGGCCGTCGGCATGCCGGCGGCTCGCAACGTCTGGCTCGGCGCTCGTCTCGACGGCGTGAAGTCGGCGCGTACCGGCAAGAACCACTTCTACTTCCCGCTCGATCGACAGGGCAAGCGCCGTGTCATCGAGATCGACGTGTCGGACGCCAACGTCCGCGCGCACATCGCCCGCGCGATCCTGGACGGGTCGCTCATCGCCGCCGACGCAAAGACTGCCAAGCTCGTCGGGCTCTCCGAGAAGGAAACGCTCGAGGTCGAGAAGGCACTCGAGGCCGAGAAGGCGAAGGCGCTCGAAGAGCTCCAGGCCCGATACGGCAAGAGCGCGACGCTCGACAAGGTGCCCGTCGAAGCCGAGGGCGACGACGAGCAGAAAGAGCCCGCGGCTCCGGCCGCCAAGAAGCTCACCGCGAATCTCCGCATCGAGGAAGGGAAGTAAGCCATGCCGATCGGCAACACGGGCATTTCGCCCTCGTACAAGGTTCCTCGGTACATCGCCAAGATCGTCTTCGGCGCCGGCTCGGTGTCGGCCGGAAGCGGTCGGCTCAAGTGCCTGCTCGTCGGCAAGAAGACCGCCGCGGGCAGCATGACGGCGGACAGCGACATCCTCCGCGTGACGAGCAAGGACGAGGTCGACGCGTACGCGGGCCCCGGCTCGCAGCTCGCGCGCATGGCCTACAAGGCGCTCAAGACCCCGAGCCTCGAGCTCTACATCGCGGCCGTGACGGAGCCTGGCGCGGGCACGCAGGCGACGGCGACGTGTCTCCTCGGCGGTACGGTGTCGAGCGGTGTCGTACGCTTCCGCCTCGCCGGAGAGGCCATCGCGGTCAACGTGTCGGCGACCATGTCGCTCGACGACGTCGGCAACGCGATAGCCGCGGCATTCACGGCCAAGACAGACCTCCCGGCCACGTGCACGTACAACACGGGCACGGACACGGTGACGTGGACGATCAAGAACAAGGGCGCCTCGGGCCGTGACTGGATCCTCTACCACGACCCCACGGACAAGCCGTCGGCGCTCACGCTGACGCTCACCGGGTCGGCGACGGTGAACACGAACGGCGTGCGCTTCGGCGCCTCCGGCACGGGCACCGGCACCGAGGACGTGACGACGCTGCTCACCAAGCTCGCGACGACGACGCGATACGCGCGCATCGCGGTCGGCCACAACGACGCGACGAACGCCGCCCTTTGGGAGACGCACGTCAACACCAAGGCCGGTCCGCTCTCGCTCCTGCTCGAGCAGCTCGTGTTCGCGCACAACGGCGCGCTCGTGGCGGCGCAGAGCCTCGCGCAGACGACGCTCAACCACTTCCGGTCGCAGGTCCTTTGGGCCCGCAACTGCGAGTCGCACCCCGCCGAGATCGCTGCCTCCAAGGCCGCTGTTCGGTCGGTGCGAGAGCAGACGGAGTGGGTGCCCGACTACGACGGCCTCGTGCTCCCCGGCATCGCGGCTCACGCGTTCGAGGCCGACAAGCCGACGGACACGGAGCAGGACACCGCGCTCAACAACAGCCTGACGCCGGTCACGTCGTCGGACGGGAACGCGGTGGTGGTTCGCTCCATCACGTCATACTCGCTCAACGGGACGGCGCAGGACGAGCGGTGCCTCGACATCGGCGACGCGGTCATGCCCGACCAGGCGACGATCGACTCGAAGCTCCTCTACGAGACGGAGTTTCGGCCGCAGAACCCGCGCGTGGCGCCCAACCCCGCCGAGGGCGAGGAGCCGCCGCCCGCCGGTGTCGCCTACCCGAACCTCTGGAAGGCCGCTCTCAAGGCGCGGATGGAGTCGTGGTACCGCGACGGGTGGCTCGAAGAGCGCCCGGTCGGTGAGTGGGAGCCGGTCGTCGACTTCAACGTCGCCGGTCGGTACATCCTCTGCGACACCCCGCTCGCGGTGACTCGAGTTCAGCACCGACTCGACAACGTGATTCGCCAGATCTTCAACACGGCCTAACGGCCACGGCGCGCTCGGTCGCGCCGACCTCCAAGGCCCGCCACGGAAGCTCACAAGGCTTTCGCTGGCGGGCTTTTGCGTACCCGCAATTCCTCACGCTGAAAGGGCCGAATCATGGCCGACGAAGTCATCCGCGACATCTCCTTCTTCTGGCGCAACAAGAAGGCCGCGACGGTCAACTCCGTCGAGGTCGAGTTCTCGATGGGGCGCGAGCCGCTCTACGGCCAAGAGGGCATCATCGCCTACTCGAAGGGCGTCGCCCGCATGAAGCTCACGATCGGCGGCGTCGTCCCCGTGACGGGCTCGAGCACCACCAAGGACATCGAGAAGATCCTCTCGCAGGACGACATCGACGTCTCGTTCGTGCTCGGCGGGTCGTTCTACCGCCAGAAGATGGCCGTCCTCTCGGCGTCGTTCAAGAGCGACTCCGAGAAGAAGACCACGACCGAGCAGGTCGTGCTCGAAGGCCGCAAGCCCGACATCTCCTGATGGCGAAGTACTCCTCCATCATCCAGGGGCCCCGCCTCCGCAAGACGATCGCCCTGCCCCGCCCTGGGGCTTGGGTCGACCCGGAGACGGGAGCCTGGCACGGTCCGACGATCAAGCTCGACGTGCGCCCGCTGCGCGCCGACGAGCACGACGCCGTCATCGCCAAGGCGAAGGCCTACGCGGTCGAGCGCGGGTCGAAGGACCCTGGCGAGGACGACGAGCTCTTCGCCCGCGGCAAGATGCTCCACACGCTCGCGATCGCGTGCGTCGACAGCGACTCTCCAGCCGACGCGCCGCAAGCGTTCTTCGACGGGGGCGTGGAGCAACTGCTCACGTCGGAGGAGCTCACGCCGGAGGTTCTCGCGTACCTCTACGAGCACCAGCAGATCCATCAGGACGAGTGCAGTCCGCTGCTCAAGAAGCAGTCGCCTGCGGAGTTCGCCGCGGCCGTCATGCGCACCGCGCAGGGCGAGAACGGCGACATGAGTTTTTTCGTCTCTTCGCGGCCCGGAATGCGGTGGAGCTTCACGCTTTCTATGGCGAGGCTGCTTGCCAGCTCGATGACGCTCGCATCGCTCTCTACCTCGCCCTCCGAGCCGCAGCCCTAGACGACAAGGCGATGCATGCCCTACTCACAAGTCGACCGGCTGCCCCCACCCAGCTTCGTCCTCGTTCCCGCTAGCGCGTTCACCGTGGAGTGGGAGGCGAGGCCGCGCGAAGAGCAGGCCGTCGGTCTGCGCCTCGTGTCCCAGTCGGACATCGAGACGGCCCGAGCCCAAGCGCGCGAGCGCGCGATGGAGGCCGTGCCCGACGTCACGGACTACTCGCAGGACCAACAGGCATGGATCGACGCGTTCAACGACGCGCTGATGGGCCACATCGTCGCGATGGCGATGTGTGACCCGAACGACGTGGAGAAGCCTTGGGCCGTCATCAAGGCGGCGCCCGAGGACATCGTCCGGCGCTTCATGACCCCCGGCGCCATCAAGCACGTCTACGACGCTTGGGAGCGCATGCGCATCGGGCTGGACCCGGTGCACCCCGAGGCGACGGACGAGGACATCGCCCGACTGCCCGCGCTCATGGCCGAGTGCGACACCAAACTCTCGACGGTGCGCGCGGCTCGCGTGCGGCGTCTGCTCGCGTTCGTGCTCGAAGAGCTCGGCGCCTGAAAGGCTGACCCGTGGCGCAGCTTACGATCCGCGTCGGCGCTGCCGTCGATCGCTCCCTCACCGAGGCGTTCCGCCCGCTCATCGAAGCGGCGAACCGCGCGAAGGCCGTCGTCGAAAAGACGTCGGTCTCCGCGGGTGCTGCGCGCGTGCGTGCTGCGAAGGGCGCCGTCTCCGCGGAGGAGAAGGAGTACGCGAAGCTCGTCAAGGCGACGGAGAAGTGGCGCCGCGATGAGGTGCGCGCGGCCGAGAAGGCGGCGAAAGACCGGGAGAGCGCGGCCGAGAAGGCGTCGAAGCGCGAAGCGGCGCTGTTCGAGCGCGCGGCCCGGGAGAAGGCCCGAGCCAACGAGCGCGCGATGGCGCAGATGGCGCGAGACAGCGAGCGCGCGGCGAAGCAGAACGCGGCCTTCAACGCGACGATCTCCAAGGGGGTATCTGCGGCAGCCCGCGGCGCCGGAGGCCTCGCAAAGGCCGGTCTCGGCGCGGCAATGGGCATCGCCGGCGACCTCGCCCGTGGGGCGGGTGTCGAGACCAGCTTCGGCGCGATGGTCTCCAAGAACTTCGAGCTCGAATCGAAGGCGCAGGACCTCGCGAACGCCGGCTTCATGGCGGGCGACGCGCGCAACGGCATGCGCGTCGACCGTAACGACCTCGTCAAGCAGGCCTTCTCCGTCGGCAAGACGACGGGCATGGACGCCAACGACGCCCTGGATGGTCTTCAGGAGTTCGTCGGCAAGACCGGCGATCTGGCTACTGGTCGTGACGTGCTTGAGGAGATGGCCAAGCTTTCCCGTGCTTCTGGCACGAACCTCTCTGACATGACGTCGGCGGCCGGTGACGTAGCGACGGCGCTCGGGGACATCCCAGAGAAGGGAAAGGCCATTAACCAGGTCATGGCCGCGTTCGTCGGCCAAGGCAAAGTCGGCGCGGTCGAGATCCGGAACCTCGCCTCTCAGATGGCGAAGCTCGCTGCGCAAGCGCCTCAATTCGAGGGCAATGTCGCTGACAACCTGGTGATGATGGGCGTCCTCGCCCAGAGCGCGCGTGGCAAAGGCGGCGGCTCAAGTGCCACTCAGGCCGCAACATCGGTCGCGTCGTTCGTTTCGATGATGAAGACGCCAAAGCGTGTTGAGGAGTTCGAGGCTGCAACCGGCAAGAAGGTCTTCAACCAGCAGGGCATGATCCGCAACCCGCAGGAACTCATCCTAGATGCGCTTCGCGCGAAGGGCATGGACCCAGCCGGGTTCAAGAAGATTTTCGCCAACACGCAGGGTGGTCGCGCCGTCGAAGGCTTCGCTTCGATCTACCGTCAAGCCGGTGGTGGTCAAGCAGGCGAGGCCGCGGTCATCGCGGAGTTCGAGCGCCTCAAGAAGGCGACGATCGACATGGCCGAGGCCGAGGAGTCGTTCCGGCTCGCGATGCAGCCGGCGAAGACGCAGGCCGAGGTCTTCAACCAGACCATGCGCGAGACGGCGATGAAGGTGCAGCAGGAGGTCACTCCGGCCCTCATCGCGATGGCGCCCGCGGCGGTTGCTGCGGCGCAAGGCCTCGCGAAGGCGGTCGAGTTCTTCACCGGCAAGTCGGCCATCGGGTCGCAGATCCAGTCGACGGGCGGCAACGTGGCCAACGTCATCGCGGCGAGCCGCGCGGGCGTGAAGGCCGGCGAGGTCGACAAGGGCCAGGAGGCCATGAACCAGCGTGCGATCGGCGATGCCCAGAAGCTCGTCGATGCGGCCCGCGCGGACACGGCTAAGGTCAAGTCGGAGAACCAGATCACCGGTGGCGACAAGGCGATGGCCGTGTTGCTCGACACCTTCTTTGGTCAGTCGTCGCGGGTCATCGGTAAGGCTGTCGACGGCGGCGACGAGTCGATCGGCCAGCGCATGCTCGGCAAGAAGAAGGAAGCGGTCATGGACGCGGAGTCGCGACAAGCGGCCTCCGAGGCCATCCTAAAGCAGATCCTCGACGCGAACATCCAGCTCAAGGACGCGCTCACGTCGGGGCAGGTGAAGGTCAAGACCGACGGTCCCGCGGCCGGTCCTCCGGGCACTTCGGACTCTGGTCGCCAACCGCCTCCGGGCGGGTGAGGTAGTCGATGGCCATCACGCTCGCGCGCGCCTCGTTCGGCGAGATCGCATTCCCCACGACGGAGGTCTCCCTCACCGGAGGCCTCCGCCATCACATCCACGAGTACCCGCACTCGCCCGGTGGTCAGCCGGAGAAGCTCGGGCGGCGACTCTACATCGTCCGCATGGAGGCATGGTTCCACGAGCTCACCGGCATCGCCGCGGCGAACTACCCCGACCTCTGGCCGGCGGGCCTCAAGAAGCTCCGCGAACTGCTCGAGAGCGGCGAGACGAAGGACCTCGTCGTCCCCACGGTCGGCACCATCCGCGCCTTCGCCACGTCGTGGACGCAGAAGTTCGTGGCGGCCAACGCGCTCGATGGCGAGAAGGTCTCCCTCGAGTTCTGCGAGGACAGCGAGGACGCGAACCTTTCGAGCAACGAGGCCGAGTTCGCCGCTGCCGCTGTCGTCGACGCGATGGACAAGCTGAGCGCCGCGCTCGCGAAGGCAGAGTTCGCCGGGGCCAAGCGCAAGCCTGGCATCTTCGAGCAGCTCAACGACGCGGTCGGCGCCTTCACTGCGCTGAAGGACCAGGCCGAGGCGCAGGCGTCGCTCATCTCCGACAAGCTGGAGACCATCAAGAGCCTCGCCGGCGACATCGCGGACACCCTCGACATCGGCGGCACGTCCGCTGGCGTCGGCGTGGACACGGCATCACGGAACCTCTGGTACGCGGCGAACGAAGCGCAGGCGAACCTCGTCGCCCCAGCGGCGGCCATGCTCTCGTTCACGGTGCCGATCCTCACGTCGGTCGTGGACCTCGCGACGACGCTCTACGGGCGCACCGACAAGGTCGCCGA